ACTCAATTGGCTGTTATTGTGGCAGAATTGCCAAAGCGCAAGCAAATTGAGTTTTTGAATGGTTTAATTAACGCAAAGCAGGAAATGGCATGAATATTACCACAATCCGTGATAATTTGGTTAATACAATTGCTGGCAAGGAAAAGTATCTTGCCGAGTTGCGTAAAAATCATAGCCAACTTGGTGTAAGTGCTGCGGTTGCAAGTTATGTTGAAATCAACATTGACGAACTCCGGCGTATCTTGCAGGATGTGGAATCTTGTGTTGCCGAGGATGTAGAACAATCGTGGCGTGACAATCCAGACCGCATGGGTGGACAGTTTACGCAAGATGAAATTGACAATGCGAGTGCATGGCGATGAACGAACGAATCAAAGAACTGGCATTCAAAACTGGTTTTATCAGTAAACGTTCCAATGGTGATGAATGGCGATGGGGTTATATTGACCCTGAATTGGCCGAAAAGTTGGAACAATTTGCTGAGTTGATTGTTCGGGAATGTAAAGAGGACTTTACTAAAGTTTGGTATGAGCAAGGATTGGATATTCGTGGTGCTGAAATCGGTAAGTTTTTGACACGGTTTGATGAACATTTTGAAGTTGAGTGATGAATATGAAATGTGATAAATGTGGTTATGATGACAAAGGCACAGGCGATTTTGCCCATGTGTGTGGTCCAATTGAATTCGAATCGAAAATCAAGGGTTTGACAGATTTTGATGGAAACCAATTATTCATTGGTGATTCGGTGGCGTGTTTGCCGCCACATTATCGGTGCATGGTCAAAGGCACGGTGATTGGTTTCACCAAGAAACAAATTGTGATTGAATATAAACCACATTTTGGTGGTGTATGGGCGGATCGACTTGAAATCACCCGCCGTGAACCTGGTTATGTTGTTAAAATTGGATAATGGAGTAAAATGATGGAAAATGTGAATACAACTTTTTGGGACATGATGTTGTTTGAATTGAATGGCAACAAATTCAATAATTATGGTTTGAATGTATTGGCTCAAACCCAATGTGGTGAAGTCAAGGGTAGCAAGGTCCACGACCTGTTGACCCAAAGATTATACGTGCCAACCAAGACAGAACGCTTTGCGGCATTGTAATACTTTTGTTTTCAAAAGACGCCATGGTCGATCCTGACCAGCTGGACGAGCATGGATTCATCCAAAAACGTCCAGCGATTTTGGCATTAGAACTTTAGTATTACAGCGGACAAATGGAATACTTTTTGGTTACTTGCCTTTTTCTGGTAAACCTGTATAATCCATTGTATTGACAGTTGAGAAGGAGATTTTATGGAATTCGTGAAAAGTGGCAACCCTACAATGACAGCTTTGTATTTGGTCGACCGTGACAAGCAAGGCAAGGCGTATCGCTGGTTTAATGTCGAAACTGATACCTGGGGTATGTGCGGCATGGATATGAATGAAGCATTAGACAACAAAGACAAAACTGCTGTTGGTTTCTACCCATGGGTTGGTCCATTGACTGGTCCTAAGTTTGAAGCAAAATCACCAGTTCATGTTGTGACTGACGACAAGCCAACTAAGGCCAAGCCAGTTAAGAAGAAAATGGCAAAACAACGAGGTACTGCTAAGTTGGTTATTTCACAAGTTGGTAACACCAAAGTCGGTTCAATTGTGCGAGGTGACAAAACCGTGCATCCTGACGGTACTGTATTCTATCGTGCTGACCGTAACAAGTGGATTGCTATGTGGAATGGCAAACAAGAAGCCGCACGTCCAACACCTGAAGCGTGTTTGGCTTTCTTAAAGAAGAAATACAATTTTGATGGCATCGTGCTGAAGTGAGGTAGATTATGATGGTTGTAGCAAAATTCAATGGGAGGTGGGTTCATATTGTTAAGTTTGCTACAACCGTCCAATTTTCCCGAGATACAGGTTGGTTTATGATTTGTATGGATTGGGAACAGGCGAACCGCAAGCGGAATCAATTCAAATGGATTCCATCATCCACCAAGTTCGAGCAAGTTAAGGAGTTTGTATGACTAATCAAGAAGCATTGAGTAAATTGGAACAAGCATCGACCTTGATGTGCGAGGTACTGGGTGTTTTGAAAGGACATGATTTCTCCACATTAGATGCTGCCATAAAAATGTGTTATAATATCGAGGACTGTTTGGAACAAAGAATTCTGAAAGAATCCAAGGTGTTGAAGTATAAGAACAACTGGGAATCGGACGAGTATTACCTGAACGGTCAGCGAGTTGATAATATTGAGTTTGTTGAAATTGATGGCAAACGATATGATGTGGTCAACCGAATGGTGTCTATTACATATTCCGACCACGGACATTCATACCAAGCACGTTCACGCCACTATTATATCAAAGAAAAGGTGTTTGGTACCGTGATGGAAATTGATTTGAATACCATTGTGAATAAAACCGAAGTTAAGGTTGTGGACTAATATGACCACATTTTTGTATGTTGTGTTGGCCATCATGGTTGCCTGTAATATTGGCATTGTCGTGTGGGTGGTGTTGAAGAACAAAGAATCAGATGAGCGGTATGAACGTGAGTTGGACCGCATATATGGGAGAAAATGATGGGTTTAGATATGTTTGTTTGGCGTGTTAAAGCCAATGATGTGATTGATGATTTGACCATTGCCAAAGATGATGATGGCCAATCCAAGATTGATGGTGAATTGTGGTATTGGCGTAAACACCACGACCTGCATGGTTGGATGGAACGCCTGTATCGTAACAAAGGCGGTGCCGCTGAAACATTTAATTGTGTGCCTGTTAGGTTGTATCCGCATGATTTAGATGCCTTGCAGTTTGACCTATTGGAGAGTGCATTGCCTGTAACACAAGGGTTTTTCTTCGGTGATAACCCACCAGATGCCGATTCATTGGCAAATGATTTGAAATTCATCCAAGCGGCACGTGATGCCATTGCTGATGGTTTTGCAGTTTATTATGATTCATGGTGGTAATAATATGATTGAAATGTGGATGCCTGTTGTTGCCAATATTATTCTGATTATGTTGGGAATGGTCTTTGTTGTTGGTGGTGGAAATACATTTTCACGGTTAGTTGGCATGATTGCTGTTCTCGTGGCGGTGTTGAGTTTGTTATTTAATACTGGAGTTTTGAAATGAAATATGATTTGATTATGGGTGTTGTTGGTCGTATCGTTTATATGGCACTTGGTGCTGTGTTGATGATGTTATTCATGGTGTCCAATGCCAATGCAGGTTTAATTGGCAATGCAATGGATTCGGCTGCTACGTCCAATTGGCCAACCAAAGAGACAAAGAAATATAAGTTGAATATGTATGGTTTTGATGGTCGTGCATATGAATTTGTGACAGATAATGGTATGCGTTGTGTTGCTGTATTCCCAGGTGGTTCAGCAGTTGGTTGGCAGTTGCAATGTTTGCCTTCTACCGGTGTTGGTGTAAAATGAATTGGCTCTATATTCCAGAATGTGAATACGGCAAGAATCGCCGCAAGTTAATCATGTATATGTTTAACACAACACCTGATGCTGCATATTGTGTAAATGCAAAGTATCGACCACAAATGAAAGATGATCCTGACCTACGCAAGTTGGTCAAAGATGGCAAATTAAAATTGATGCGTGGTGGTATTGCAACATCACGAAGAACCTATTTGGTGAAAGCATGACAGAATTCGAATTGGTGTATAATTTCCAACGTGTTGAACAAGAATTGAAAGCAGAAGGTTATTCAATTAGTCCTGTTAAAACAGCATTCTTCATTCACAACAGCCGTGGCACCATCGTTGGTGATTGTCGCACAGTTGATGGGTTGCGTGCTTTCTTACAAGGCGTTCAATACATTAATGACCAAATAACAGGAGCAATTGGACCATGACAGTCGAAGAAATGAAGGCCTTTATTGATAGTGCATCGTATGCACAATTGTTATACATGAACCGTTTTGAACCAATTGGTAGTCCATGGATGACAGGTGAAATTGGTGAATACTTTTCACACCGATTCTATGAATTGCGTGAGACAATGACACATGGTGAATTGGTTGGTGCATCTAAATCTGTGGGGTGGGAAGCATGATTGAGAAGAACGCAAAGATTATTTCTACATTCTTTGGTATTGAAGACCATGGAATTATGACATTCACATTGGATTTGGATTTTGCTGGTTCAGGTCAAGCATATGGAATGTATGCGCTTGATGGCAAATCAGGTCAAATTGAAAAGTCACGTAGCATTCAAGCAATACGTAAGGTATTGGAAACTGTTGGTGTGATGAAATGGGAAGACCTCAAAGGCAAATTGATTCGTGTTCGTAAAGAAACAGAGTTTGGTCAAATCACACACATTGGACACATTCTAGAAGATAAATGGTTTTCACTTAAAGAACACTTTGAGGCCACATAATGCAAGGACACAATTTCAACCGTACCATGCACGCCAAAGGTATGTTTGTATATTGTGGTCGTTGTGGTTTGGTTAAGTTGAACAATCGTGCCACACAAAAGGCCATTAACAAACCATGCATTGGTCTCCGTGAATTAGATGATGATGAATATTTGAAATTGAAAGGCAAGAAATGACAGAACGTAAACTCCCCTTCCCCTGTGCCATTTTGGATGATGCACCTGTTGAAGTAAGAAACCCATTTAGTGGTGCATCGTGTATGTTGGAACCTGATGCTGTGGCGGTGTATGATTGCATTACTGGTGCCAATTTGACTGGTGATTATAAGACCGTTCGTAAGGGTTTGGATTGGTTTCGCAAGCACTTCCCTTCTGAATATATGACGTTGTTGGACTGAGGAGTTATTATGGAATTCAAATGGGCTATGATTGCTACCATGATGGTTTTGACGACTGGCTTGGTTAGTGTTTGTATAACTGAAGTGAATCGTGGTGAATGTAAGACAGAAGCCATTAAATCAGGAATGAGTGCGGATGACATTGTTAAAACTTGTGGAAAATGAAATGAATGAATTAGCAACAAAATATTATGACGAGGGTTATGTTGATGGCTACTCCACTGGTGACAACCTTAACCCTTACCACTTCGATACGTTTGAGTTTGAACAGTATGAAGAAGGTTACACCAATGGCCTGAACCAATACATTCGTGAGAATGATTTGGATGATGGTCAACCAACCGAACAGGCCGAATGGCACGACTACGATCCTGATTGTTAAGGAATTGATATGTGGAAATGGTTATATTTGTTGTTTCACCCTTGCCGCCATAAGTGGGAAGTGGTGCAAAAGGTCAACGTGTTTGAATTTGATTCAAGCCAACGACCATGTGAAATTAAATTGATTATGCGTTGCACCAAGTGTGGCGATATTAAGAAGAAGATTATCTGATGAAACATTACACTAGATTAATGCAAATCGAAGAGCAGGTGATTCGCCTTGAAGAAATGCGGAATCTGTTGGCTGTTATTGGCAATGGTTTAGAATGTTCTACTGAAACTGAAATTGCGAGCGCTGTTCATTACATTGAAGGCAGCATTGCTGACATTAGTGAACAATTATCTGAAAATTTCAAACTATTGTTCAATGAAATACGGGAAGAAACATGAGTGAGCGATTGATATTTGTATTTGGTTCTAACCTTGCAGGCCGTCATGGTGCAGGTGCGGCCAAATGGGCATTGGAAAACAAGGGTGCCATTTATGGCCAAGGCATTGGTATGCAAGGTGATTCGTATGGTATTCCAACCAAAGATTTCAATATTGAAACGTTGCCATTGCCGAATATCAAGGTGTTTGTGGATTATTTCATAGAGTTCGCCAAGAACCACCCCCACATGAAATTTCAGTTAACACCTATCGGATGTGGTCTAGCAGGTTATACGCCTGACCAGATTGGTCCTATGTTTAAGGGTGTATCTGATAACGTGATGGTACCAGAAGAATTCAAGGCATACGTTTAAGTATACCATAACCACGGCTTGCCAACGGTATTGTTTCGTATATAATCCACGGTGTAGCCACTTTGATGAGAATTGATATGGAAGTTTTAGATGTATTATGGTACACCAACAGGAATGGATGTGTTGGTATTGCCAAGGTTATGAGTGAATATGAAGGCATCGTTTATTACATTAGTGCTGTAGAAGGACTGAATGTAGATAGCGACACACATTACATTATGAACTGGGGTGCAAAATTCCCTAAAGAAGCAGGTGATGTGTTATTTGGTGATGATCCGTTACGGAATGGTAATGCTGTGCAAATGCCAATGAATGAAGACCAAGCACGATTGATGTATATTTTGGGTGGCCGTTATCTCGGCATTTTGGAACAACAAGGAAGTTAATATGAATGATTTTGAAAAAGGTTACACGGTCAATTATGCTGAAGTGTTAAAGGCTAAGGACGTATTGAGTGTGACCAAACTATTGGCCACACAATTGATGAATAATCCTTATACATCGGTTGGTGATTTCTTACAATCAGTTCCTGATGCCGATTTGTTTACATTGATTGCTGATGAAAATGGTGAGAAACATTATGGTGACCTCATTCTAATCTCTGAAATGTTGGCAACGGCAGAAGGATTGGATAGTTCGGAAGATTTTGATAAATTCAAAGACCGGTCAGCACAGTTGTTGGGTTTCTTGATTATTGAATCATTGAAACGTAAAGGCTTTGTCAAAGTTCATTATGAGAATATGACATTTGATGAATCAATGGGTGATAAGATTATTGTGGAGAAAATGGAATGACATGGCGTAAAAAAGAAATTGCCGAAAAGGTTGAGCATGATAATGAAGAAGAAATTATCCCAGAGATAATCTTCGCACCTGGATGTTTTGACCACTTTGAAGGCACACAGGAAGAATTGGATGCTTTGAAGGCAGAAATTCTTGAAATGTTTGCCGGCAAAACCTCCAAAGAGATTCTGATGCAGTCACGTGAGTTGAGTGCTGATGATGTTGAGGATCTACCAGAAGAAGTGCAGCAACAATTGCTTGATGCGTTGAATGGTGAGTCCGGTTCTAATCGTAATTTACACTAAGGATTTTTTATGTTGGGTATTTTCTCAGTTTTGATTTTCAGTTTGTTTTTAACTGCATCTATTTGGTTTCTTATGGATCGACCAGCACTAGGCATTAAGGCAGGTTTGGCCACGTTCTTCGTTGGTTTCATTTATCAATTCGTCACAATCGTTCCTGCTGGCCATGTTGGTGTTCAGGTTACATTGGGTACCGTCAATCAGTCAGTATTGGCAGAAGGCGCACAGTTGGTGAATCCAATCAGTAATGTGAAATATGTTGATGTGCGTTTGCAACGTGCAAACTTAAACAACGCATCGGCTGGCACTAAAGACTTGCAACAAGTTCATACCGATATTGTAATTAACTATCGTTTGACTGCTAACAAAGTCCCACACATTTACAAAGAATTTGGTTTGGATGTGGACACAAAGGTTCTTGGTCCCGCAATGAACGAAGCATTTAAGTCCGTGACTGGTCACTACACAAGTGAAGAATTGGTTACTAAGCGACAAGAAGTATCTGATACCATTCAGCAACGATTGGCAGAAAAGTTGGCACCGTTTGATATTAACGTGCAGAACATTAGTTTGGTTAACTTTGGATTCTCTGCTGCATACCAACAAGCAATTGAATCAAAAGTGATTGCAACACAACAAAAGCAAAAGGCTGAACAAGACTTGGAACGTATCAAGGTTGAATCTGCATCACGTATCGCACAGGCAAAGGGTGAAGCTGAAGCGATTGCAATTCAAGCACAAGCGATTCAATCCAATGGTGGTCAACAATACGTCCAATTGCAATGGATTGACAAGTGGGATGGTAAATTGCCACACACAGTTGTTGGTGCTGATTCAAAAGCATTGATGAGCATTGGTAAGTAATATGGGCTCTGGTGAAAAGTTCAGAGTGTCATGGATGGACAAACGAGTGGTTTCATTCGGCATCGGCATCATATACAAAGGTGAGCATGATTTGTCCATTCATATTGATTTGATTAAAGTTGGAATTTACATTGGTTTCGGAAAGGGTTATGATGAACGATAAAAAGTATCCAAACTTACCGCCAAGCAAGACAAATCCAAATAATGAACCTACAGGTCATTTTACTGGACGTTGTATGAAATGCGGTAGTAATGATTTGTGGGATGATAACCTACATTATGGTTGTGACAATTGTGGTGCCTTCTATTCTGCTGAAAGAAACCCTGCACCACGCTTAGTGAGGAATTGGTAATGGAAGTCGAACTTGCTTATGCTGAAGATTTTGCATTAAACTCAGCATTGATGTTTTTGTTAGGTCAACGATGGAATGTGGACCATGATATTTGTCACTTATCCGATAATGAAGGATTGGACGGAGAACTCATTTGGTTGACTACCAGAGTCCTATTTGGTCCCGCTACGGTATACCTCGCCACGGAGAAAGCGGTCTAATACTTGACCGGACAAATGGAATACTAAAGTATTAGGTTGCCATCCACTACGGAACCTGTATAATTGTCTGTATTGATTGATTAGGACATGATTATGACAGATGTGAAGTTTGTGGATGGCAAATACATTGCAGTTATCAACGGGAAAACTGTTAAACGTACCAAAAAAGAGCACATGGATTATGTGTTGCGTAAGGCAGGTTTATCTGCTAACGCCGTGGAAGCATCCGTTCCACAAGAATCCCGTTTTACTATCAATGAACGATTCGGCTTCGTTGGTGATATGGTTACCATGCTTGCTAACGGCGCACAACCTTCTGTTGTTGTGACTGGTCCTGGTGGGTTGGGTAAGTCTTATACTGTGAACCAATCATTGCTTGCTAACGGATTCAAGGACATTTCCACATTGGAAGCCTTGGAAGTTGGTGCAAAGATTCAAACCAAGAAATCCTTCCGTGTTATCAAGGGTTACTCTACACCAAAAGGCCTGTACCGCCTGTTGTATGAAAACAAAGACGGCGTGCTTGTGTTTGATGATTGTGATTCCGTATTGAAAGATCCAGTATCGTTGAACCTGTTGAAAGGTGCATTGGATTCTTATTCTAAGCGCATCATTTCATGGCGTGCTGACATTCGTGATGAAGATTTGCCTACATCGTTTGAATTCAAAGGTCGTGTTGTGTTTATTTCCAACCTGTCCTCACACCAAATCGACCAAGCAATCATTACTCGCTCAATGGCCGTGGACCTGTCCATGACCAAAGAACAAAAGATTGAACGTATGCGTTTCATTCTGGATTCTGGTGAGTTCATGCCTGAAATTGGCAAGGTTGTGAAAGATGATGCAATGGCTCTGATTGACCGCTTGCGTGACAATGTAAAAGAATTGTCTTTGCGTACCTTGATTCAAGTGACAAAGATTCGTCAAAGTGCAGGTGCCAATTGGGCAAACCTTGCTGAGTATACAATTTGTGGATAATATTATGACAAAACAATCTATGATTGATGAATTATGGGGCAAGGCCTTAGATAAGGCTGCTTCAGAAACATATTCAACACTTACTTGGATTCAAGTTGATAAGGTTAAGAATGTGTTTGTTGATTTGTTTATTCAGGAAGTTTGTCGAGCATTGTGGAATGATGAGTGTCACACAAGTGATTTGGCCAATGAAGAATATCAAAATAACTGCAAGAAGATTAAGGAACATTTCGGAGTTGAATGATGAATACGGTTGCACTATGGTTTTTGGTTAGTGTTGGTGGTTACAATGGGAATCAAGTTGTTTATAGTCCACCAATGCACGATTTGGCAACCTGTCAATTCTTAAAGAAGAGCACAGAGGAAATTCCTAATCCAAATTACTATGTGCATAGCCGTTGTATTCAAATTAAGACATGGGTGGGTAAATGAAAGATTTTGAAAAGTATGATGCCTTTGTGAAAAAGTTGGAATCTGAACACCCATTAATGTTTGCAGAGAAACGATATGGCGGTGTTTGTGTTGAAGAAGGTTGGTGGCCAATCATATATGAATTGTGTCAGAGCATTCAATCATACATTACATGGAATAATGAACAACGTGCATCGTTATTGAAGAATAATCCTTTTGATAGGCCTATTCCTGATAAAGTTGAACAAGTGGTTGTCGACCAAATCAAAGAGAAGTTTGGTGGCCTACGTTTCTACTATTGTGGCGGAGACAAAAAGGTTGAAGGTATGGTCAGTATGGCAGAATCATGGGCAGCAAACACTTGCGAAACTTGTGGTGCACCTGCAACCAAACAAACCAAAGGTTGGGTAAAAACCGTGTGTGACAAACACTATGATGAAATTATGGAGAAAAGAAATGAAAGTCGTAATCAATAAATGTTTTGGTGGTTTTGGTTTATCACGAGAGGCTGTCGATTTGTATGCAAAGGCCAAAGACCTAAAAGTTGGTAAATGGAACAAAACATGGGAACACTACGATAGTGGAGATTTTTATGACCGTGAAATTCCACGTGATGATCCAGTTTTGGTTCAAATCGTTGAACAATTAGGTGAGAAGGCCAGTGGTAATTATGCAAAATTGCAAATCGTCAATATTCCTGATGATGTAAATTGGCAGATTGAAGAATATGATGGAAATGAATGGATCTCCGAAGTCCATCAAACTTGGGGTTGATATGAAAAATCACATTAAGGCATTTTTGGCAACGATAGGATCAATCCTATTGGGTTTTACCATACTGGTGTTAGTCATACTAGCATTCAAGTATATTTTTGGTCTGGCGATGTTTGGTGTGCTTGCCTTTAGTCTCTATACGTTGTATAATTTGTGGTATAATCATTTTGAATATAGGAAAAACAAATGAAAACTTTTGAACTGAAACGTGAATCGTGGCACTATTTCATGGCCAACTTTGGTGAACCGGGTGGCCGTGTGCATACAGAAACAGATATTTGTTCCTATATCCGTGCTGTAATGATTGGTTCATTCTGGTTTACTGTTGCTGGTGTTCTTGGTCTAGCATTTTTTTCTTGGTTGGCACATTCAATCGGCAATATGATTGGTTGGTTGTTGTTTGATTATGTGTTAGAAAAATCATCATTCGCTTTCTTTTTATTTTTTGGTACTATAGCACTTTTACTTACATTTATTGCTGGTACAGTATATGTAAAAGGGAAGGTTGAAGAATCTGAACCTGGTTTTGCCCGTTTGGCATACCGTAGTTGGAAAGATAAATTTTGTGCAAAGGTTAAATTAGTATGACGAGCATGGTATTGATTCGTGGACTCCCCGGTTCAGGTAAGTCCACTATTGCCAAGAACCTGATTGGTTGGTATTGGCATATCGAGGCTGACCAATTTTGGATGGTTGATGGTGAATATAAATTTGATATGTCACGTATCAAAGAAGCACACCAATGGTGCCAAAACAAAACCAGAGATATGTTGAAGAACGGACAATCTGTTGTGGTGTCTAACACATTCACCACAGCATTTGAGTTGTTGCCTTATTTCGATATTGCAAAAGAATTCAACATTAGACCACAGATTCTGTTGGCACAAGGCCAATTTGGTAACATTCACAATGTGCCTGTTGAAGTGTTGGAGAAAATGTCTGCACGATTTGAATATAACATTGACCACTTGTTTGCGAGGTTGCTATGAAAGACGAAAACATTTATGGCCTGTATGAAATGATGGATGATTTTGCCACATTAACATACTTAAAAGGTAATGCCTTTGAGAAACACACCCATGCCATTTATTGTGAGGCATTGGAACGTGTGCGTGAATATGGCCGTGGTATTGTTGAAACAGAGGTTAAACACCGTCAGTATGCTGAGTTGAAGCAACGTGTGTTTGAATTTGAAACACTACATCCTGAAGTTAAGAATGTTTGATTATCACGATGCAGTCAGAGAAATGCACAAAGGCAATGTTGTGCAATATGTTGGCACCGTAAACGGAAATGTAATGACCGATAAGGGTGCCAAATTCTGTATGTGTCGTGCGGTTATATTTTCTTATCAGGATGGTGTTGTGCAATGGGATAGGTTGGGTTGTATGTTATATGATCCTGATTTTCGTTATGAATTGACTGGTGAAACTGTTGATACACGAGCGTGGAAGACAAGGGTTTATCCAGAGATTAAGGTTGTTTGATGTTTGTATTTGATGTTGAAACTCTTGGTAAGAAATCTGATTCAATCATTCTATCAATGGCTGCAATCTATTTCAATCCAGATGAACGACCATCACCACAGAAGTTGCGTGATGACGCCTTTTACGCCAAGTTCAACGTTATGGACCAACATGAACGATTGAAACGTCATGCAGGCAAGTCCACTATGGAATGGTGGAAGAAACAATGTGATAATGTGCGTAAGGTTTCATATGAACCAAACAAGATTGATTGTTACTTTGAAGATGGTTATGAAGCCATGCGTAAATGGGCAGAATCAAAGAATGATCCAAAGTGTTGGGTATGGGCACGTGGTAACTTAGACCAATTGGTGTTGGATGATATTGAAGAACAATGTGGTTTGAAACCAATTTGGATGTTTAATCGTTGGCGTGATGTGAGAACTGCTGTTGATTTTCTATACAACACACAAGATGGTTACACCGATGTTGATTATGAAGGTTGGAATTCAAAGATGGAAATCACCAAACATAATCCAATTGATGATTGTTTGTTGGATGCCATGATGTTGTTGTATGGAGTTAAACATGGATAAATGGGCACCTTTTTGGGCATCAGTAATTGCTATTGCAGGTATGGCTCTTATGTGGGTGATTGGTTATTTGCAAGGTTACAATGATGCGAAGGATGGAAGATGAACGAACGAATCGAACAAATGATGTTAGAGGCAACAAAGGATATGCCACAAGGTTATTATGTTCCTGGAGAGTATTTTCAAAAGTTCGCCGAGTTGATTGTTCGGGAAGTCTTAGACCAAGTTGATGAATTTAGTCGTCTAACAAAAAGCATATCAAAAGCAGGGCATTGATCCAGAGATTGATGTTACTAAAGAAGTTTTGAAGAATCTTGGATTTACTAGATTCCCAAGGAGTTAAAGAATGAATAAACTGTTATTGTTGGTTGTAATGTTATTGACGGCCTGTGGCCAACATTCAAGTGAACGTACCGCATACGCATCGGATGTTAATGATGTGATTGTCAAAGATGTTTGTATGCAACGTGAAACATTCAATGAATGTATGAAGGCATTACCCGCAGGTCCACAATCAACCAAGTATAATGATTGGGATGAAGTTGTAAAAGAATGTCGTCTAACAGCACATTATTTGTCACAACGTAAACGTAAATTTGTTAAACCAGAATGTGAGGGACCATAATGGATGAACAACGCAAAGAACTATTGAAAAACATCCTCGAAGGTGAAAAAGTTGTTTGTGATGACAAGGCAGAATATGGCATTGGCACACAAGAAGCATATGATGAATTTGTAAAGAAACGAAATGAAACTCTCAGAATTACACCGCCAAGTAAACCTGTATTGGAATGATTCTAAACAAGAATATGAGGACCAAGATGTGATGATTGTAATCAAATTACCATATCAAACTGTTGGTGCTCATCCAATGCGAGCAGTCAAGGCTGTATCACCTGGTTTTGATTGGGAACATGGCAAGTTTATGATTTGGCCTGAAACAGATTTGTATCCATCTTCAGAAGAAATAATGGAAGCATTCAGACGAATGGAAAGGCAATCAGGTGAATATTATAGAAAAAACATTGCACTAGAATCTGAAGTTAAGAGATTGAATAAACTACTGGAATCAAAATGAACGACACATTAATTCTTATTTCACTTTTGTTCACTAAACATTTTTTGGTGGACTTTCCATTACAGAAACCATATCAATACTTGAACAAAGGCACTTATGGTCATATGGGTGGAATTCTCCATTCTTCATTGCATGGTTTATTCACTATGTTGTGTTTTTGGTGGTATGCGCCATTGGCGTGTGTGTTCTTGGGTTTGATTGATGCAGTTATCCATTACCATGTGGATTGGGCAAAAATGAACCTTAACAGTAAAATGGGATGGGGTCCCACCACACATGAACAATTTTGGTGGTTGTTGGGCCTAGACCAATTCCTGCACGCCTTGACCTATGTGGGACTGGTGGCACTTGTAACCTAAAAGTGTTACTTGCCATTCCTGTTGGATGTGATATACTATCCATACAGTCAGAAAGGAAGTGATATGTCAAGAGTTACTATTCCCACCGCATACCGTGTGGACATGATTGAAAGTGAGCGTGGTTGGGGTCAGAAATTAGATGAAACCCTATACTTTGACAATGAACAAGAAGCCAAAGACTACGCCAACGAATACAACAAAACCCACAACAACAAGGATTATGTGCCTGATTGGTACATACGTGCCGAGTATAGAGGTAGAGTGTTGTAAGTTTGCAACACATGGTTGCCAGACACCACAAAGTCTGGTATAATTGACGTTTTGATTGATTGATATAAGGTTTTCGTAATGATTCTAAACAACGCTCCACAGGCAGAAGCAGTATTGTCTAACGTTGGCGAAATCGGTGAGTTCCGTATTCGTAATTCTGCCAAGGCATTTAACATTCTATCTAGTGGTTTGTATGCTAACAAAATCAAGGCCATCATTCGTGAGCTCTCATGTAATGCCTTGGATTCACATATCGCTGCAGGTACCGACAAAGAGTTCGAGGTTCACCTGCCAACTACACTAGAACCCTACTTTTCTATTCGAGATTTTGGTACAGGACTTAACCATGACCAAGTCACCAATATCTACACCACCTATTTTGAGTCCACTAAGACTAATAGCAATGCTTTCATTGGCGCCCTTGGTCTTGGTTCTAAGTCTCCATTTAGTTATACTGATAACTTCACCGTGACTGCCGTTAAAGATGGCCACAAAGGTATCTACTCTGCTTTCATTAATGGTGAAGGTGTGCCTTCTATTGCTCTGATGGGCGAAGAACAAACCGATGAACCTGCTGGTGTGGAGATTAAATTCTCCGTGAATGACCGTAACGACTTTTATAAGTTTGAATCTGAAGCCTCTAAGGTATTCCGTTGGTTCAAACAACAACCAAAGTTTACTGGTTCCGTTCCACGTATCGAAAAACCAGAATACGGTTCGAAAGACATTATTCCTGGTGTTCACCAAGTTGCAAACTCAAGCAAATCAATTGCTATAATGGGTAACATCGCATATCCGATTGAAGTGCCTAACCATGAACAAAACCTTGGCATTCTGTCTAAGATGTTGAACTGTGGTTTGGTTATGGAATTTGGAATCGGTGAATTGGATTTCCAAGCATCACGTGAAGGTTTGTCATACATTCCACAAACTATCCAATCCATCAAAAACAAACTGCAACAACTTAATGTTGCTTTGTCTGGTGTATTGGCCAAGGAAGCTAACGAAATCACTAATGATTGGCATCGTTCAATGTTCCTGAACGACAAGAAAACCAATTCATTGTGGACTGCTGCTGTGAGTGATTATGTCACCAAAAACAATATTCCTTTGTATGATAATACTCCATACTCACGTGAATTTACAATTGAGGTGAAGTGTTCTGAACTGGAACAATTTAACGTTTCATTGAGTGGTTTCGTTAACCGCCGTGGTGAACGTGTTTCTCATGCAATCAAAACAAAGTCTAAGAGTTTTGGTTTGCGCCGTGCCGATGGTTCTGTTCAATATGAAGAATACATGGCAATTTCTGTTGCAAGCAACGTGTTGTTTGTTGCAAACGATACTAAGATTGGTTCTGTTGAACGTGCGAAGGCACACTTCCGTAACCATGAAGATCCAAAAGTATGGAATCGCAGCGTTTTTGTGTTGAACAAAATCGACAAGACCAAAGATATGGACTTGACCGGTTTTTACAATCGCATTTTCAATCCTCCAATGGAACAATTGTATGTTGTGTCTAAGTTGGATGAACGTGAACGTAAATCTGGTGGCGGTATGGCAAAGAATATTTCCATTCTGACCTTGGAAGAACGTGGTGGTTCTCGTTGGCATTCGTCCTCACAAGATTTGGTGTGGCGTGATGCTGGTAAGTTGGATCAATTCGTTGATACTGACACCTACTACTACATTCCAATGAAAGGTTTTGAACCTCAATATACCAAAGTTAAGTATAGTCATTCTGTACCACATTTGGTTTCGATGATGAAGAACAGTAAGATGCCTGCACTTAACGTGAAGGTTTACGGTGTTCGTAAAGGTGATTTGCCTACCATTCTTGCCAAGAAAAACTGGGTGAATGTGGAATCCTACATCGAAGGTGTGTTGATTGGTATCAAGGACAAAGTGGTAATGGCTGATGTGATGGCAACACTTGACAGACATTCCATTTTTGAGTATAATTATGACCTATTGAGAAATGCAATTACTAACGATAAGAGTCCTGCAAAATTGTTTTTGAATGATATTTCAGGATTGCCTGCGTTAGAAGGTCATCGACCTTTGAAAGGTTTGTTGGATTCTTTTGGTATCGAATCAGCAAAAGACATTAATGCTTTGAGTGTGAAATACAAACAAGTGTTGAGTGACTTTTCTGTTCGTTATTCTTTGATTGAAAAATTTGGTTCATATGCTAAAGAAAAGCATATTGCTGAATACATTGACTTGGTTGATTCTGTAAAGGGTGTTTGATTATGGACCTAGATAAAGAGGTAAAGGACGCTACGAAGCGTGTCAATACTTTTATTAACCGTTTGGCAAAAAAGTTGAAAGACGAAACTGCCAAACAATTTGAAATTGCTCGTAAACAAAGTGAAGGTGTAAAATGAGTTTCCCATATTTGATTCAAGGTAATAACGTAGTGGTCGTTATCAAAAATAAACCACATACAATTTCTAAAACCCACATCACTTATCAAAAGGTAGTTGATGCGATTAAGGCCAACGATTGGCAACTGGTTGAGGACATTATTGATCCGAAGAAAGTTGTGTTGAACTATGGTAACGGCAACGTGGCCATTCAAGGTGAAAAGTTGTTCTGGAAAGGCAAAGAAATGCACGGCGCCATTGTTAACCGTATGGTTGCAATGTTGCAAGATGGTTTCCCAATTGAACCTCTGGTTCTGTTTATGGAAAATCTGATGAAGAACCCATCATTCCGTTCTGTGAATGAATTGTATGGTTTCTTGGAAAAGAACAACTTGCCAATCACTCCTGATGGTCATTTCTTGGCTTACAAGAAAGTTCGTGGTGACTACTTGGACGTTTACTCTGGCAAGTTCGACAACTCTGTTGGTCGTGTTGTGGAGATGGAACGCAACGAAGTGAACGACAATGCGGAACAAACCTGTTCTTATGGTTTGCACTTCTGTTCAGAAGGTTACCTGCGTCACTTTAGTGGTGAACGTGTGATGATCCTGAAGATTAACCCTGCTGATGTTGTGTCTATTCCAACCGACTACAACAACACCAAGGGTCGTTGCTGCCGTTACGAAGTTGTTGGTGAAGTTGGTGTGAATCCTGAAGATAAAGTGGAATTCACCGCACCTGTGCAAACCAATGCCAATAGTGCAAAGCCAACAGGTCCTAAAGAAGGTTCTGGTGAGTATATCCGTGGTTATGCCGATGGATATGATGGTGTTGATACCAACGCACCAACCTTGAGTCAAAATTACCGTGATGGTTTCCACCAAGGTAAATTTGATGCCAATAACGAACGTCCACGCCGTTACCGTTATGTGCCTGTTGCCAAGGCATCTGGTTGGCCAATGCCAAACGGAGATTTTGGTAATATTGCCTAATACCCACTTGCCGGCTTCGTGCCGGCATGTTATAATAATGTTTTGATTGATTGAAAGTTTTGTAATGACATATTTTTTGAAGAATGGTAATACCTTCCGTGTGACTACCAAGGAAGCAATTGACTTGCATGAGACATTGCCTGCTGGTAATTACGTTGTGAAGATGGACCCACACGAAAACCTTTTCATTGAACACATTGATTCTTTTGATTCTCCTAAGAAAATGTATGGTGACGTTCAGGCCAAAACTGACCGTATCATCCAAACCTTTATGAACCGTGATAAGTCAACCGGTGTTCTGTTGACTGGTGAAAAGGGTTCTGGTAAAACCATGTTGAGCAAGAATATCTGTATTGACCTTGCCAAAGTTGGTGTGCCTACTATTGTCATCAACCAACCATGGCATGGTGACAAATTCAATACACTAATTCAATCCATTGAACAACCATGTGTTGTGTTGTTTGATGAATTCGAAAAGGTGTATGACCGTGAACAACAAGAGCATATGCTTACTCTGTTGGACGGTATCTTCTCCAGCAAGAAACTATTCCTATTGACCTGTAACGACAAGTGGCGTGTGGATTCTCATATGCGTAATCGTCCTGGTCGTATCTTCTACTACTTGAACTTCCGTGGTTTGGATGAAGATTTCATCCGTGAATACTGCGAAGATAACCTAATCAACAAGTCACACATTGACAAGTTGGCATCCATCGCTTCTGTGTTCTCAGCATTCAACTTTGATATGTTGAAGGCAACTGTTGAAGAAATGAACCGTTACGATGAATCTCCTGTTCAAGCGTTGTCTATCCTTAACGTGAAGGCAGAGTTTGATACTGGTACATCATACAGCGTTGAAGTGTTCCGTGGTGATGAAAAGGCAGAACGCACAAGCCCATCCGTTTGGACTGGTACACCTTTGGCCAATGATGAAATTGGTTTGAATATGTATTTCAAGGCACCAAAGAACAAGCAAGTGAAAGAAGAAACACTAACAGCGGTGTTGGCTGATGATGAAGATGAAGAAGAATCCAACGAAGCTAAGTATGGTTGGATTGATGAAGATTTCGCTGCTGGCGACTTGGTCAAGTTTGATTCCAAGTCTGGTAAGTTCATCTTTGAAAAGGGTGGAATCACCGTGATTCTGTCTCGTATCAAAGAACGTACCTACAACTACGATGCGTTCTAAATGAGTGGACTAGGTTTCATCGCCGTTGAAAAAGACGGCGAATGTGAAATGTGCGGTAAGGTTGATGAACTTCGACCTTACGGTCCAAACTACGAACGCATTTGTTTTGATTGTGGAATGAAGAATGAAGAAATTACTAAGATACGTATGGAGGAGTATATTTTTGGAAAAGAACCTCCAACAACCCACTAATAAGATTCTTGATGAATATGCCAAAGAGGCAGGTGCTGTTAGAGACCCTAACGGTTACTATATGTTCACGCCTTATGAACTATGGGAATTTGCTCTATATATTTTGAGTGATACCTATGTTATGTGCAAACAAAATCCACAGATTACTTCTAAAGAAGTGATTGAAGAATTCAAGGAGTCAACATGAGCCACGAAGAAGATAAAATCAAACGTAGTAAACGACTGCACGCTGAAGAATCTGCAATTAAGAAACAACAAAAGATTGCACTACAACATGGCATGGATCGTAAAGATGTTGAACGTGCTCCACATAAATTCGCAAAACATCATGCCATGGATTGTGGAAACCCAGAATGTGGTATGTGCGGCAACCCAAGACACTTACACAAAAATTCTGAAACAAAACAGGAGAAATCATTTATGCAAACCGAAGGTTGGGATGGTTAATGTTGAATAGAAATCAAATTGCCTTTGTTAAGGCAGCCGAAGAAATGTTTGGTGTCGGTCAGATAATGACCCGAGAAAACATCGAACAAGTTGTTGAAAAGAATAAATTACCTTTCCCTTACTGGTTCACTACTAAGTCGGAGTTCCGTTCTGGTCGTGGACAATATAAACTACCGAGCATCGGAACAAAATTAGTGGAAGAACCTGAAATGGAAGTTGAATTGTCGGCACAAGTGTTAGAGTTCAGACAACCAAAACTGGTTGATGATTCTGATGTGTCTATTCCTGCAAAGTATCCTGATTATGTTCCATTTGGTTTCTACAAAGACCTCACTAATATTATTAACTCTGGTCAGTTTTACCCTGTGTTCGTTACTGGTTTATCTGGAAACGGGAAAACCCTCATGGTTGAACAAGTATGTGCCACACTTGGACGTGAATGTATCCGAGTTAACATTTCTGTCGAAACTGATGAGACTGACTTGCTTGGTGGGCCTACTCTTGTTAATGGTAACGTTGTTAATCGTGATGGTCCTGTTATTACTGCTATGAAGCGTGGTGCCATCCTGTTGATTGACGAAGTTGACCGTGGTTCTAATAAACTAATGTGTCTACAAGGTATCTTGGAAGGCAAACCACACTACAACAAGAAATCTGGTGAGTTGGTTAAACCAAAAGATGGTTTCAACGTTATTGCAACTGCAAACACCAAAGGTCGTGGTAGTGAAGAAGGTAAGTACCTGTCACAGATTTTGGACGATGCGTTCTTGGAACGTTTCCCAATCACCGTTGAACAGGAATATCCTGATGCCAAGACTGAGAAGAAGATTCTTACACCTTTGATTAAGGACCCTGAGTTTGTTGAATGTCTAACACAATGGGCAGATATTGTGCGTCAAACATTCCAACAAGGTGCTGTTGATGAAATTATCTCCACACGCCGTTTGGTTCACATCGCAAAGGCACATTCAATCTTCAAAGATAGAATGAAGGCAATTAAGTTGTGTGTTGCACGATTTGATGATGAAACTAAAGAAGCATTCATGGATTTGTATTCTAAAGTGGATGCAAAAGTGAACGCACCTCCTGTTTCTGTTGCACCAACAACATTATTTGAAATGGAGAAAGAAGTTCCCTTTTGATTGGGCGGGTTTAATTCGCCGAATCAATAACCCAACACCTGCTGAGTTGGCGCAACAGCAGGCCCAATATGAAGCCGCCTACAATTCGTTATTTGGAAATCCCTGAAAGGAAATATATTATGAGTAAACACACTGGTAAACCTAATCGTCACGAAAAAGTTGCTGTCACAATGTTGTCTGGCAAACCTGTTACACCTGAGGAAATTCAGGCAGTATTCAAAGGTACAGACCAAGAGTCGGTGATGTATCGTTTGAGCACCAACATTTACAACATTCGTAAGGATGGTGGTATTGTTAAAGTGATTAAGGATGGACGCAAGGTTCAAGCCTATCAATTGGTGAACTATACCGAGTTCAATGAACACGGTCGTTATATTGGTCCAGCAAAACCACAAGTTGTTGCACCTGTGGCCACAGAACAAGAAATTGAGATTGTATGACCGAAGCTATCACAAAAGTTGTAGGTGTTATTGTATTAATTGTCCTACTTGGTCTGTTCCTTTCTTTGCCGATTTGGCTGTTGTGGAATAGTTGTTTGGTTCCTGCCATCGAAGGTGTTAGAGAAATTAGTTGGTTGCAGGCTTGGGGTCTAAACATCCTCTGCACTGGTTTGTTCAAAGATACCTCTATCACCAAAAAATGAACGAACGAGACCGAGCAAATCTATCATTTTTGATGAAATGCCCACAACATCAATTCGATGAGTGGATGGAAAAGGCATCGGCTGACGATGTTGACTACGCCATCGAATTGATACGCAAGGCAAAAATCGAAATGTTGGATAAACAAGTGGAATTGGAACACCAACTGGACGTGGACGATTTTACGGAAGCCAGAGCAGTTATTGAAAGAATCAAAAATGCCGGAAAAATTTAAGTCATGGTTAATCTCCAGTAATAGTAACTGGTTCATACTAGGATACTTCCTGGACGACTTTATTGTGCAGGTCATGCGTGCGAATGCCATTGCAGCAGGTGCTGCGTTGGTTGTCATCCTATTCAATATCTGGGTATTAAGACAAAAGTATTAATGTTGTAATCCAGCAACAATACTTGCCATTACTACCATTTTTGTTATAATCCTTTCATTCGTTTGAAAAGGACTTTGTTATGAAATATCTTGCTTTATTGGTTTTGCTTGGTTTGACCGCTTGCGGTACATCCAAGATTCCGGGTTATGATGGTCCCAAGGCGTTGGATCGTCCTGCGGTTATCAAAGGTGCTCGTGACTGTATCAACTCACGCATGAAACCAACCGTGCAATATTTGTCTCAAAAGACTGACCATGGCGTGGTTCTTGTACCTGTTGAGGTAAACTGCGACCCTTACAACCACCACAATCAAAAAGGAGAATAATATGTCTCCAGCAATGTCTGCTCTTTCAGGTGTTGGCATCACACATTCCATGATGATTCTTGCTGTTCTATTTGTTGCAGCAGCAGTTGTCATCGGAATGTATTGGCACGTAATTCTTCCTGGTGCAGGATTGATTGCGGTTGCATTATTGTTTGTCTCCGCACCTGACACTTCCAACAAAACTGAGAATACCTCCACACCTGAGGTAAAAGAAGCAATAGTAAATTCCGAAGAACAACAATTCATGGATGATTGCATGACTGTTGCGGATTACCCTATGTTAAAATGTAAGCAATTGTGGTCTGAGCGCCAAGTAGAAGAAGCTTCGATTGTAAAGGAGGTCTCCGTCAAGGAGCCTGAGTTTCAACCAGCCCATTCTGCCAAGTTATTGGACGTGGATAATCAAGAATATAAGGCTAAGCGTGCTAGTGCAATTAGTAAACCTAATGCAGTAGTATTGCAGGCCACTTATCGTTAAGGAGTTATATGGTACAAGTTATTAAGAGCGAATGGCATCAGGTCGAAAAACGATATGGTATCGAAATTGACCGTGAGGTCTTTGGCCAAATCTATTCAGACATTGAAGATGAAGCAGAAATTGATTTGATGTTTCTCCAATTCGAAAACGGACAATTGGATCCTGAGGAAGTCTTCCAGAAGGCATGGGATGAAAGTGTTGACATTGACTGGGAATGGCTCGATGAAGATGATTGGTGGACCGACCGTAAAGGTGGTTATGACGTAACTTTTGAGGTGCAAGCATGATTAAACTGTATCGTGGATTAATTGATATTCTTATTTTCAACTCACGCACAATGGATGAAATGTTTACGAAACACATCCGTGAAGGTTGTCAGAGTGATGATAACAATGACTTTGGTGTAAAAGGATTTTGGAACTTCTTACTTGAAGTGATAATGGTGATTTTCGTGAAAGTCTTTATTGCATTTGGTGTGTTGTTAACCGTATCTTTGGCGGTTATCTTCTTCCCATTGTATGCAATTAAAACAAGCGTTATGAATGTTATGGACCATCGTGCCACACCATTCCAACCCGAATTTGTAGAACCAACTGTGGAGAAGAAAAATGGCTGAGTGGAAAGTAACACCTGATTGGAAAAAATCAGTTATTGAAAGACAAGAGTGGTCGAAAGATGGCAATACGTTCATTTATGAAACTGGTTGGCGTTGGGGTGAATTTATCGTCTACACGGAAGACGATAACCCTCCAAATTTGGAACCGGGTGTGGATATTTACAATTGCGATTACGAAACTGAATTAGTGGAGTGTTCCGATGGATGTTGGGACGAATGTGATTATGATGATTGTGATGATGAAACACGTGAATGGTTGGAAGAATTTCTTGAAGAAAATTCAGTATTTGACCTAGAAGAACATGGATGGATTTGCGGCGATACTGAAATGATTATCGACTGTGAAATGACAATCGAACGAATTGATGAATAAACAACATAAAATGATACAACCTGCATTTACAATGGATGAAACATCCAGAATTCTTTATGCAAAGTCGGAAATTAAAAAACGCATAGACAGTTTTGCGTTAACTGTCCAAAAGTTGGGTATTCTTGCTGAACATGATTTTTTCGTGAGTGGTGGTTGTGTCGCTTCGTTCCTACAACGTGAGGAACCAAAAGACATTGACATTTACTTTATGAGTGAAAAAATCGCAAGTAAAGTAATTGAATTGTATAAGTCAGATTCTTATAAGAATGAGGTGGCTACATACGATGAAAAATATCGTGAAGTTGCCAACTTCAGCGAAGAAGATGGTTCGAGATTACTTATTACTGAAAATGCCATGACATTAAAAAATGGCATTCAGATTATTATTAAACATTATGGTCATCCGGATGACATTAGAAAAACTTTTGACTTTGTTCATTGTTTGCCTTATTTCCTTCCGTTCAATGACAAACTTTATATCTCACGTGAGCAATATGACTGTTGTGTGAATAAGATTCTAAAAAATAATATTCCAAGCACAATGCCAGCAGAATCCCGTGTAGAAAAATTTAAGAATAGGGGTTACAAATATGGCCAACAACAAATTTCCGCCGCAACAACCATATAAATCTATTTGGGCCGATGCCAAAATTTCAGGTGGAACTATCGGACCAACAGGATCATCATCCATAACATCCAACACTTTAATGTGGGATGGGACGAACACAGGTACCATAACAGCAGCTGCACAACCATTCACCGAACACCACATTAAAGGTGATATGTTGCACGTTCAAAAATCTGTTGGTTTTAGCCATCGTATGAATTCTCCTGTGGATGATGATAATTATAAACTTATTATGAAAAGGGAATTGGTTCAAATGTTGGTCGATGAATTGTGGAAAACTAACCATATTGAATTTACGATGGTTCCTGACCATTCCACACAAAATAACATTTACCGTGCTAGGATTTGTACCGTACCGGACACCCAAGTCCGGATACTGCGGGAACGGGGCTTGCCAAAGTGACCTGAGTGTGTTATAATATACACTTAATTGGAGAAAACTATGAAATTTGCATTAGCCTCGGACATCCATTTGGAATTTGGTCCTATCGAATTGTTGAACACCGAAGGTGCTGATGTGTTGGTGCTTTCTGGTGACATTATGGTTGCCAAGGATTTGATTTTGCCTGATCCTACAGGTATCATCGAAACACGTAGATCCATGGCTCTATACGAATTCATGGATAATTGCTGTGCTGAGTTTGAGGACGTTGTTTACGTCATGGGTAACCACGAACACTACCATGGTGATTTTGCTACCACTATTGACAAATTGCGTGAACACTTCAAGCATCCAAATTTGCATATCTTGGATAAGCAATCTGTGACAATCAAGGACGTTACCTTTATTGGCGGCACCTTGTGGACTGACATGAATCGGGAAGATCCAAACACATTGTTGTCTATCAGAGGTGTTATGAACGATTTTCGCACCGTTAAAAATAGTAACAATCCACCTTCAATCATCAAAGGCGGTCACTTCAATGAAGCCAACCAGTTTGTGCAAGACCCATGGGGCACACATACTCGTCCTGCTACGTTGATGCCTGAAGATGTGGTTGCTGACCATAAAGCAATGTTGGCACATATTAGTGCCAGCTGTGCTGCATGGCCATGGGCAAAGTTTGTTGTTGTTGGTCACCATGCACCAAGCAAGCAATCAACTCACCCACGTTACAAAGACGAGGTGTTGATTAATGGTGCATACAGTTCCGATTTGAGTGAATTCATCTTGGATCGTCCTATGATTAAAGTGTGGACTCACGGTCATACACATGAACCATTCGACTACATGATTGGCACAACTCGTATTGTTGCTAACCCTCGTGGTTACATCAACTACGAATCGTTGGCCGACCGTTTCAAACTGCAATACATTGATGTATGAGCACGTTAGGAATGTTGGCAATCGGCGTTATATACGCCGTTTGTGCCTTTGACCAATTCAAGTTAGGCAATACCGGTTTAGGTCTTGCCTTTCTTGGTTGGTTCTTAGGTCAGATGGGTATGGCCTATGCCGTTTATTTGAAATGATATATTATGACAATACCACACCTTGAAGCTGAAATTGTGACTGTGATTCCCAAGAATACTATGGCCATTTATTTGGAATTGTGTATCGAATGGAATAAAGAAATCCGTGATAACTGTCGTAATGATTTTGACCGTAAATGGAAACAAGGTCAGATTGACCTGTTACAGGAAATGGTCGATGAAATTGATGGTATTGTGAAACCAACATTCATTGAGAAGATGATTATATTGATGCGTGAAATGGAGGCACAGGGATGAAACTATTTTTAGATACAGAATTTAATGGATTCATGGGTGAACTCATGTCAATGGCCTTGGTGCCTGAGAACCAAACTGATGAGCAATTCTATTGTGAATTGGAATTCAAAGGTCAATTGGATCCATGGGTGAAAGATAATGTGGTGCCACATATGTTCATGTCACCAGTTTCTAGAAGTGAATTCCAGAAATCATTGAGACAATACATTTATGGAATGGGTCCAGGCATCACCATTGTGGCGGATTGGCCTGATGATATTAGACACTTCTGTGAATCATTGATTACTGGTCCAGGTCAATGTGTGTGGCCTCTACACAATATTAAATTTGAATTGGCATTCAATATCGACTATACTTCGGAAGTACCACACAATGCGTTGTGGGACGCAAGAGCAATTCGTGATGTTTATTTAAGGTTGAATAAGTAATGGAAAAGAAACTATACCTTGTTGAAGTTATGTCCACATTCCGTATGCGTTATGTGGTTGAAGCACGTGAAGAAGAACATGCATTGGATGAAGTTGTGATGAATGAACACAATACCGATTTCAAAGAGTTCTCACAAGAACACATCGGCACACACATTTTCTCCTCACGAGAAATTTCTGCTGTCGATTTCATGGAAATGTTTGACAAAGACAATGATTACTTGGCATCTTGGCCAGACCAAAAGAAAATTAATTTTATCAACGTGATTGATTATGAGGACACCGAATGAAAAAAGTATTAGTAACAGGCAGTTC